CAAGAAAGGAAGTCGGAGACACCGAAAGGTGCTCCTGGTCGAGTCAACAGGAGAACTGCTGAGCGTAAGGTTTTTGGTAACCACTGAAGCTGTCGAGTGACAGCGGCAGTGGCTGCCTTATAACCAATACCCATGAACCGAGCAACGTGGTATAGGCTCAACTTAACTCCTAATTTTGCTTGCACGGTTGCGACTAGTTCAGGTATGTAACCTGGACCTAGCCAACCAACGGCGATACCTCCTAGGGATAACCCAGAAATGAGTTTTCCCTTGTAGTAGAACCGTTTTGCAAACTCTAAAGAAGAGTTAGTTGAAATGATTGACTTGTGGAAGCCAATCTTAACGCCTATAACGTTCATCGTATTCACGTACTCGGTGGCGACGTCGATATCACAAATAACGACATCATCACCAAGTACGGCATACCATGAGAACCACGACCCATGTCCCACTTTCCAGGCTGAGTACTGGACAAGCGCATGGTGTGTGATCGCAAGCATGGCCCAGGAAGAGTATGCACCCATAGGTTGCCCTACCTTGTAACAGATATCACAGAATGCTTTGCCGAAAGTACTTGAATACTCTCGGGGCACTCTGTAAACTCTGTGCACAAGGATAGAGGCCCATAGATGGGCATACTCTTCTGAGACAAAGCCTGCGAGCACTAATATCTGGATTACGATAGGTAATCTATCCGTCGCCGCGCTAAGGTCAAAAGACCAAAAGCTCGTTCGCCCTACTTTGGCTGCTCTTTCGAGCAGTGTCTCAACAGGTTTTACCTGATTGAACGTTCCGTCCTCCTTAATGAAAAAGAGGACTTTATCAAAGATAAAGCGATGCAAAGGATAGAGTAACCATTGTGTCCAGACATCCACCATGGCCACTATCCGCTTTTTCCCAGGCTCCTCCACTACACTAAGAGCTCCCACATCATATTGATATGGGAGTTTGGCTAGTTTGGGCAACTTCTCCTTCCTTCGGTTGTCATTGACAACCCGAAGCCATTTCTCGAGATGTCGTGAGACAAATCGAAAGAATGGTAAGGAAGCAAGAGGTTCCCCAGCTACTAGGTATCTAAGTGCTTCGATTCTAGCTAGGAGTTCTGGTCGCTCGAAGAGAGCAATCAGATCAACCCAAGCATTACCGACACTTAGAAGTTTAGTGTAAATGGAGTTTGGTCCCGATTTGAAATTCCAATGGAATATCGGAGCTAAGCTCGCGAATATTCTATTTCCTTGGACTTCACCGGCATGCCGGTCAAATCCACCTGTTATCTCTATCGTTGAAGGACAAGGCGTTATGCCAAAGGCCAACAACCATGGGAAAAATTGCTCCGTTAGGAACAATTTGAACCCGGGCAAGAAAGTGTCTAAAGGCACTCCTTGCTCAGAGATAGTGGAGAGCGATAACTTCCCTTTGTAATCTAATACCCGATAAAGGGTACAGAGAACTAGATAGAACGTTATCGTAGGAATCGAACCCTTAAGTATTAACTTTCGGTGATTCGATGGAATCCATCTCGGAATGCCTGAGTTAGTGACGGATACGGCCGAACCTGCCAATCTAGAATTATCTAGTTTGGATCCAGAGATTACTCTCTGGATGATCAGTTGGCTAGCCTTTAGAAATATTGCTAGCCCTCTAGATCCTTGATTCTTTCTTATCCTGGTAACTAACCGGGAAAAGTGGAACATGGCCTTTACCCAACCGCGGGACTGTCCACCAACGATCATCGGAACTGCCCTAATGAGCAGCTCCGACAATCGTGAAAAGCTTTTTACAGCTTTTTGCCAAATAGCACACGCTGTCTTCAGCAGTAAAGCTGATTTCAGTGTCATGTTGAGTTAATAATGAAAATTATAACCAACAGGGATCTCTCGATCCGTGTTATCCTTCAGTTTCCTCACCCCCCCGTAAGGGGAAGAGGGCTGCAGGCAGGCGATGAAGCCCAGGTGGTTAGCCTCCTTGGTTGGCCTTACCGACAAAAGCGGTGAGTTCAGAACCCCCCCGTCCCAGATTTCTCCAGGACAAGGTATTTCACTCTCTTTTCAGAGAAACTGCCTCACCTGCTCAAGCCGTAAGGCTACCAAGTTACATCACCCGATGTTACTCGGATTTGGCCTCGTGCGTTGAACAGTGAGTGTTACTACCATTAATTTGGGGTTTCAGCCCGCAGTAATCCTGGAATTGGGAAACACTTTGATCTTGGAGAGTCGTTACTTCTCCTTCACCCGTAAGGAGGGTTCTCACACGTGCCTAGATGAATCATCTAGCCGTTTGGGGAGCCGAGCCACGGTAGTATCGCTTCAAGAAAACTTGCGTAATCGAGAAACTAACTCACTCGTGACAAGGCCTGGTAACAGGACTTAGTCACCGGATCCTCTTTCGAG